TGGATCTCGGGGGAGCCGCCTGACCCGCCCATGATTTCACTCCACCGCTCTAGCGGGATGATCGCTTCTTTTCCGCTCGGGTTGTCGCCGACGACTGCCAAGCTCGGCCCCATCGTAATGCCGCCATGTGACGCGTAGCCGCCGAAGTCAAGCGCGCCTGGACCTGCTGGCGCTCCGACATTGTGCGCCGGCGTCTGGAAAGCGCGCGCGACCTGCGACCCCGACGAGGGCGTCCAGCCGAAGACCCCGCCGATTAGCCTCATGGCCTCGAATGCGAATTCCGCGACAGCCGGCAGCAAGTCCTTGAGAAAGTTATCCTTGAAGATCACGTCGAAGTTCAGCTTCGACTTGAGCATCTGGGAAAACATATCTTCGACGATGCCGATCATCGCGTTCGACCACGTCTCTGTGAGCGACTCAAGGTCACGGGTGCCGCGCAGGAACCCGCTGAACATCTCATCCATCGTAGAGGCGATAGATTCGCCGATATTAAACTTGATGAAGTCGGCCGTATCGGCCGTCTCGTCCCGGATCGCCTCCATCGTCTTCTGGTAGGCGCCTTGGAAAGCAGCCACGCCGTTCGCGACGTCGATGCCCAACGTGTCGGCCAGCTTTTCGAGTTCGGCCCGCGCTGTTGCGCCGCCCGCTTCCGCGGTCTTGAACAGCTTCGCAATCTCCTCCTGGCCGCGCCGGAGTTCGGTCGTGAACTTCTGCGCCGGCGTCACGTCGAGCGCGTCCTGTAGGCGATCCTTCGACGCCTGCATGAACTTCGACAGGCTTTCGACCGCACTTTTTCCGGCGGAAACTACGCTCTCCTCAAGTTCCGCCGTCACGGTTTTCGCGAAGCCGCCGCCCGCGAGGGCCTCTATGTCTCTCATCAGCGCGTCGGCTTGCGCGCGCAATTCGGCCGCCGCGGAAACATTAAGCTCGGGCTGGAGCGGACCAATGAACGGCTTCTCCCCCTCCCAGAACCAGTCGAATTCCCGCGTGAGGAAGGCCATCTCCTTCTGGATCTTTGCAATCTCGTCTCCGAGGGCTTTTGCGTTTTTCGCCTGGCGCTCCTGTTGCATCGCGAAGAAGTCGCCGCCCCAGTCTCCGGGGAGCAGCGACAGCAACGCATACACGTTATTGATGCGGCTGCGCCATTTCTCCATCCATTCCAGGCTCGCGATGTTGGACTGTAGAACGAACTTCTTCAGGAATATCGTGGTCGCGTCGAGCGCTTTGCCCGCCTCACCTCCCCAGCTTCGGAATTTGTTCGACAGCCCGTCGATTTCGCCGCCGGTCACGAGAATCGTCGCAGCAAGCGCGTTGAACCCCCAAATCAAGAGGCCGACGGTCTTCACGACAAAGGCAAGGCCGAGGAGAATGGAGCCGCCCACGCCGAGCCACGCCGCCACGACGGCGAAAGTCCTCACAGCGCGGGCGGCGGCCGGCACTGCTGTGAGCGCGAAGAACATCAACAGCTTAACGGTAACGCCCAGGCTAGCGATCAAGGGACCCAGCGCGATTACGGCGAGACCGATCCCCACAATCCAGACCCGCGTCGCGAGGTCTGCCTTCGTGATGGTGGTCAGGAATTCGGAAATTTTATTCGTGGCGGTGAGAAGCATCGGCGCGAGGACCGAGCCGAGTGCGATGCCGACGACCACTACCTTCGACTTGAACTCGTCGAACTGGTGGGCCATCGTTTGCGAGGTGACGGCGAAGGCATCGTTTAGCGCGCCCTGCGAGTTTGTGATCTCGCGCGCGATCTTGATATAGTCTTTCCCTTGAGAGGCGGCTGTCGAGAGGGCGCCGCGAAGGGCGCGGACGTTGCCGATGACCTCGCCGAGCGCGTCGATGTTGCCCTCGAAGCTCCCGATGAGCTGGACCATCGCGACGGCCAGGCCGTCCTTCTTAATCTTGTCGCGGACTTCCTTGACGCTGATCCCGAGGGCGTTGAGCGCCAACACCTGTTTGGGCGTCGTCTTCAAAAAGGTCGACATGACGGCGACCAGGGAGGTCGCTGCGACGTTCGCGTCGGCGCCCGCCTTCGTGAATGAAGCAATGAACGCGGTCGACTCCGCGAAGCTCACGCCCATCGCGTTCGCGATGCCCAAGACGTTCCCGAGCGATCCGGCCAGGTCCGCGGCTTCGAGATTGCCTGCGCGGACGGCGGCGACCATGACGTCGGTCGCCGCGGCGGCCGTGAGCCCCGAGGCCCTGTAGACGTTCACCGCGGACACGACCGCACGGGCGACGTCTTTCGTTTCGCCCAGGCCGACGGCACTCGCTTTCGCGGCGCCGGTCAATATGTCCATCGCTTCGGCGCCTCGCGCTCCGGCGGAGGTGATCGTAAAGAGCGCGTCGGCCAGCTCGTTCGGCGTCTTGCCTAGGGCGGGGCCAATCGCGAGCAGCTCCTCCCGCCAGTCGTTGACCTGGTCGGCGTTCACTCCGACGAGCGTCTGGATCTTCGTCATCGACTTGTCGAAGTCGACGGCGACCTTCGCAGCAGCCGCGCCGGCGAGCGCTAGCGGCAGCGAGAGCGCGGTGGTCATCCTCTTCCCGGTGGCTTGCATCTTGGCGCCGAACTGGGTGATCGAACGGCGGTTCGATTTCAAAGCGGTGTTGAACTGCTTCGAGTCGAGGCGCAGGCGTGCGATCAGATTACCAGCACTAGCCAAGGTTTTCCCCCTCGTTCATTTCAGGCGGCGGCTCGATTCCCATCATCTCGGACATAGCCCGCACCTTCGCGAGCTGATCCTGCCAGGTCTGCTTCTTCGGCTTTTCTCCGAAGCGAGGCATGAAGTCCGCCGGTGTCATCGGCTTCGAGTCTTTGCTGCGGTTCACGTTGGCGATGGTGCTGGCGATGATCGCCGCCTGGATGTCTCCACGTTGCCCGCCCCAGGGGTCGAGAGAGTAAAACGCGAACCAGTCGGTGATCTCTTGACTCGTCAGCCTGCTATACAACTCGCGCGGCGACGGAATCCCGAGCGCCATGCAGAGACCCAGGATCAGCCGCCGCTCGGGACGGCTTCGGATTTTTCCGCCGCTTCCTCGACCGAGTCCTCCGCGATCCCGGAGAGCTGGGACGAAGCCTCGAACACGCGCTGCAAAGCGCGCGCGGATTTCCGCCCGAGCATATCGACCTCGGAGTTCTTGAAGAGCCGGTCTCCGTTCTCGTCGACGATGGTCATCGCACAGAGTTGCACCTGTAGCTTGTGCGCGTCGAACTCGACACGAGACTCGCCACCGGGTTCGGTCGTCACCGTCGAGATGGCGGCCTGGAAGTCGCCGCGCTCGGTCCCGGTGAGTTCCCGAACGCGGACGACGAGGCCGCCCCACTCGGGGACGGCAACGTCGCGCGTCGAAAGATCCTGGAAGTCCAGGATCGCGTCGCGGGTGGCGATGCCGCCCGCCTTGTTCTGCCCTCGGTCGTCGGGAGTCATGGTCTGGGGTTCTCCTGTTTTCTGGCGTTATGACGGGAACGTCACGGAGCCGCTGACCTTCAACGTCACCGAGAGCTGCATCGGCCCGTCGATGGGAGCGCTGACCTCTGCGCCGGTCACTGCCGCCTTGAAGCTCCACTTGTCGGCGGCGCTTCCCGTCGGGAAGGCCAGCTCGTATTCGTCTACCGACTTGTCAGTGAAGTCCGTCAGCAGAGCCTTGTGGGTCGCGTTCTGCGGGATGTAGTTCATCGTGAACGAAATCTCGCCGGGATCGACCAGGCCCGCGATGAACTCGCGAGCGGTCGAGTCTTGGTTCGTCACGTCGACGAACTCGGACGACTGACTCGGCCCGCTGATGGTGCCGACTTCTGCGATGGTCGTAAATACTTCCGGGCTCGCGCCGTCGCCCTTTTTGATAAGGGTGCCGAGGCCCAGCGTGGCTGCGGTTGCCATGTTTCTAATCCTCCGTAAAAGCCCCCAAAGCGGGAGCAGTTGTCGGGGCCTCGCCCCGTGTTCAGTTCGCGCTCGACCTAGCGGTTGATCCGCGGGTAAGCGCTCAGTGTGAGATAGGTCAGCTCGAAGGTCGACGACGCGGACCAGAGCCGCGTCGCGCCTTCTCCATTCGACTCGAACTCGACTCGCACAAGCCGACGGTCACGTGCAATGTTCGAGCGCATGATCGACTCTTCGACCTCCAGGCTCGCGTCGTCGCGGGTGGTCGCGCTCTTCGTGATGACAGTGATGTCGAGACTCAGGCGCCGGATCTGCATATAGCCGTCACTGACGTCGTGGACTTCTCCGAGCATCTCGACCTCTTCGCGTCCGGCTTCCACGATGGCCGCGGGGATCTTCCCGTCGTCGATGGCCGCGGCCGGGTCCTCGAAGACGTTCGCGCCGGTCACGTCGAGATTTCGGACGAGCTGGATCGCTTCGTCGATGATCCGGCGGCGCGCGTGGCCCATTGCTAGACCACCTCCAGGATCAGGACCTGGTCGCCCTGGCCGTCCGGCTGGATCTCGGTCACGACGTAGCCGACAGAACGAACAGAAATTGCGTCGCCGCGCACCGGCGTCTGCGATAGCGCAGCGTCGCGCACGACCATCACCGGGCGGGTCGTCTCGATCATGGTATCGCCGAGAAGTTCCTGGTAGACGTGGTCCGCGTCGAAGATTCCCGTGACCGCCTCCGGGCTTCCGCCGGCAGGCGTGAAGGTCACTGTCTCACCGAAGACTGTCTGCCCGGCCGTCTGGACCCGCGTCGCGAGGTCGGTCCACCCCATAGGTGCCTCCGCTGTTGGGAGAAGAAGAAGAGCGAAGCGGCGAGGAAAGGAGAGAAAACCTCGCCGCTCCGCCCTTCGCGGTCGGCACGCGCGCCCCCCCAGGCAACGCGGACCAATCAGATCACGCTACAGCGCGAACTAGGCGCCGTCGTCGAGTCCGACCACGCATCCGGGGTCGACGTTGATGTTCAGCACATTGGTCTGAACTTCTAGTCTCTGGAAGCGGCTGCCTTCCAGGTCCGGGAACGTCCGCGCGTACAGCGGCAGGCCCGTCGTGTTGACGGTGTCGCTGTAGTCCGCAGGCGCGAACCGGGTCTGGAATATCCCCGAGCCGATGGGGAAGGCGATCCCCTTGCCGGTGCCGAGCGGGTTCGAGCCGGACAGCGGCCGATACTCCTCGAAGGTGATCCCGGCGAAGTCGAGGCTCCGTCCCGCGGTCCGTTCGCGCAGTGCTGCGCCCTGGACGTACTGGAAGGACGCAACGATTTCAGCGTTCCCCATGAGGCCGTCGAAGAAGGCCGCGTCGACGAACGCATGGATCGCCGCGAAGGGCCGGCCCGCGAGTGCCGTCTCGATGGTGCGAATGATCCCCGAGACATCCTCGCGGAGCCCGGTGCCATCCGTGTCGACCGTGGCCTCCGACTGGTCGGAGATCCCGAAGACCGTCGACGAGTCGTAAAGCGTCGAGCCGTCCGCGTCCTTCGTCAGACCCTGAAGAGACGTAAATCGCTGGTACTCAATCGTCGCGGCGATGTTCGCAGCGAGCGCCTGGTTCCGGCGGTTCACCTCGGCTACGAGGGCTTGGCTCTGGTTGTCGGTCCCGAAGGCCCGAATCCCCTGCACCTCATCCGCGTAGATCGTGTCGCTCAGTGCGAGGCGCACGGTGTTGAGGTCGTACATGGTCCGCAGATCCGAGGCGACCTCGGCCGGGGCTCCGCCCCGCGTCGTCGACTGAACGAGCGCGACCGTGTTGGAGAGGCGCTCGACGCTGACCTTCGTGGTCGTGACGCCCTGCTCCTCGAAAACTCCCAGCTCGGCGATGCGGCTGGGGCTGAACGCCGGAACATTCACGGCTGCGGTGAGTTCCCGCATCGTGAAGCCGTCGCCAGAAAAAACGTCCATTGAAGCCATTTTGGCCCCCTTTCAGCTAGGCCTCGGCCTAGCGGTATACGATGCCGAGAGCTTCGAGTTCGAGCTTGCCAGCAGCGTCGCTCCCCGTGATCTCGTCGGTGTTGATCTCGGCATCCTTCGCGATCAGCGTCGCCGACGAGTCCGCCGCTCCGGTGTCGAGTTCCTCGATCAGAATGCCCGCGGCGACGCCGCTGCCATCGCTCGCGCCATCGACGTAGGCGATATATTTGCCGCCCGAGGTTACCTTCCCCATCACGGTGCCGGACGAGAGCCCGGCCGACGTGGTTGCCGCGCCGTCAACGGTGACGACGAGACGCGAGCGGTTGCCGTTGGCTTCGCTGCTGATGAATCCGGCGGTGTGCCGGCGTTCGGTCTTGGTTGCCATCGTGGGCTACCTCCGTTGTCCCAGCTCGCGCCGGGCCTTGTAGATCGCAGCCGGGTCGATGACCTGCTGCGATCCGGCCGACATAGCGTCGACCTGGTTGGAAATTTCTGCGCCGGCTGCGGAAACCGTGGTCTCCAGCAGCTTCGCGCGAACGTCTTCGACGGTTGCGCTGGCAGCGATGAACGCAGCAGCTTCGGCCGCTCGTCCGGCGATGGTACAAAGTTCGACGATCTCGCGAGCGTCGTTCTGCGCCGCGAGACGACCTTCGTCTCGCACGGCTTCGAGATCCACGACCTCGGCCTCGCCCGGAGCCGCCTCATCGGCGGAGGGCGCGGCGCTGGCCTCGATCTCCTCGGCCTGGGTCTCTTGGACCTCGACCTGTTCCTCTTCGTTCGTGGGCATCAGTGTCCCCTCCGCGTTGAGTGTTTCGGTTTCGGGTGCGCCGGCCACCATGACCGGAGCGACCGCCGAGAGCGCGGGTGCGCTCACGGTCGGAGTGTTGGAAGCGGACTTCGCCATACCTGCAATCACCTCGGACCGCGAGCTGACCGCGTCGGCCATTCCGGCCTCGACTGCGTCTGCGCCAAAGAATATGCCGGCCTCCTGAGCCTCGACGGCATCGCGGTCGAGGCCGCGGTGACGGGCGACCAGGTCGAAGAACTCCCCGGCGGCAGAGTTAACCGCCTTCTCTAAGATGGTTCTTCCGAGCTTCGATAGAGGCTGGTTCGGCGAGAGCGCCGTCTTGTTATTGCCGCTGGCTATCTCTGTCACCTGGAAACCGGCCTTAGCGTTCGCTCCCGACTCGTCGACGTGAAGCGCGACGACACCTACGGACCCGACGCTAGCCGTCGGAGAGACGTAGATTTTGTCGGCGGCCGAGGCGATCGCATAGGCGGCGCTCGTGGCCTGGTCGTTGGCGACGGCCACGATGGGCTTCTGGCCGCGCGACTCGTAGATCGTGCCGGCCAGGTCGAGCATCCCAGCGACTTCGCCGCCTGGCGAGTCGACGTCGAGGACGATGCCCGCGACGTTCGGATCGGCGAGAGCGCCGAGGAACTGCTCGCCGATCTGTTCGTAATCGTCGAAGAAGGTCCCGCGGAATAGGCTCCCGCGCACCGGGACGACCGCAATGGTGCCCGGCTCGGTCGGCTCGGCCTTCGCGTCGACGCGCTCGACTTCGCTCGTCATCCAAGCCTTCAGTTCGTCGAGTTCGATTCGCGCCCAGGTGACGAAGCGCAAAACGTCCGGGTGAATTGCCAACGGCGAACCGTAGAGACGGCTCGCCAGTTCCATCGTGGGGTCAGAGTGCATATACAGCGCGCTCCTCGTCTTCGTCATAGGTTTCTGGCTCCTCGACTACAGCCTGCACGCTCGGGTCGAATGTCAGGCCGAAGTCGGCCGCGCGCTGATTCCCGCGAGCGATTTCGGCGTCAAGCTCTTCGGGGTCGATTCCCCGCTGAGCGATGGCCTGGTCGCGCGACATCACGCCGACCTGGATCGCCTGCGCGATGGCGGCAATCTCCTTCGCAGGGTCAACGTAGTCCCAGCCGGGAGTGATCCATCGAACCCGCGACGCTTGTCGCGCGTTCATTCCGGCCGGCAGCGTGAGCCGACCCGATAGGACCGCCGTGTCGAACCAGCGCCGCCAGATCGGTCGACACAGTTGGTGGACGATCACCTGGTGCTGGACCTGGGCGAGACCGCGGCGGAACTCGATCATGCCGGCGCGCACCGAGGAGAAGTTCACCTGGGAGTAGTCCCCGGTCAGTTGCTCGTAGGTAATCCCGAGGCCGCTCGCGATGGTGCGAAGCGTCTGCGACATGAAGTCGGCGAAAGATCCGCCCACGTCGGCCGGTTCCGAAAATCGGATATTGTGGCCCGGCGGGAGCAGTTGCATCGTTCCCGGTTCGAGCGAGCCGAGTTCGACGCCGTCGGTCGCTGTCGCGACCGAGCCCGCGCCCAGGATGTCGTCGTCGGCCGACGGCGTCTCGACGAACGCGGCGAACATCGCCGCGAGCCTTTTCCGCACCAGCTCCGCGTCGGTGAACTGGTTCAACTCGTGCAGCGATACCAGCACCGGCGTCAGCGCGGATAGCCCGCGTACCTGGCCGGGCCGCAGCGTCTGGAAAATGTGGGCAATCTGCGCGGCCGGCACCGGGATCGAGTCGAACGCATTCGAGAAAGTCTGATCGCCGGGGTGCGATCGGAACATCCAGTAAGCCGTGCGCCGGCCGACCAGGTCGAACTCGACGCCAGCCTTCACGACATTCCCACCGGGGAGCGCGGTGTCTTTCGCCAGGTCGCAGAATTCGCTTTCGAGTAGCTGCACCTGGAGAGGGGTCGAGAGCCCGTCGGCCGGCCTTCGAGGTCGGAACCGCACGAAGCACTCGCCGCCCTCGTACATCGAACGAGCCGCGAGCGACTGGAGACCGTAGAAGTCGAGCCTGTTGTCGGCGTCGGCTTCCTCGCACCATTCGCTCCAGGCCTGGATGACTTCGCGACGAAAGTCGTCGTCGTCGACGACCGGCAGCGGCTTGATGCCGGTCGAGATGCAATTCGAGACGAACACGTCGACCGCGCGAGACGCGACCGGGTCGTTCCGCACCGCCTCGCGGACGCGCGAGCGGATCGTGCTGACGCCGCCCGAGGCCAGCAGCGAGTTGATCGAGCCCGAGCTGCTCGTCCAGTTGTAGGACCGAACGCGGTCCTTTTGGCCGGAAGCCTTCGAGGCGTCCCAGCCGACAGCCTGGAGCTTGATCGGCCGACCATCTGCTCCGTATAGGATCGTCGCGTTTTTCATTCCCCGAATCCCCGCTTCGTCGCGAGCCGGACCTGTTTCGCCTTGCGACCCGTCACCGCGGCAGGCGCGGCGATCTCGCGCGCGATGACATCGCGAGCCTGGAGCAGCTCGGGGATCGAGCGATAGACCACCATCCGGTCCTGGTACTGGACTCGAAGCTCGCCGCTTTTGATCGCTGTCTCCACGGCTGTCAGGTCTGCTAGCGCGAATGCCATCCGTCACCTCCCGAGAAACTTCGAGCGAGACACGTTCCCGCGCCGCTGCGACGCGCCGGCCCCCGGCGGTCGAAGAATCGGCGCCGGTGTCGCCGGGTGCGTCGGCGCAATCGGACCGGACGATTCCGCCGGCGGCTCCTGGTTTTCGAGCGCTGTTTCGAGGCGGTCGGACTCTCGGTCGAGGACGAACCCCATCGACTCCAGCCCGCAGAGCGCGGCGTATCCGTACACCCAACAGTCGAGCGTTTCGTCCCGGGCGCCCTTCTGTTTCAACTCCCAGACCCGCTTCCCGAACCCACGGGCGTCGTATTTCGTCACGACTCGCTGGCTCGTGAGCTGGCGAAAGTAATCCTCGTGCATCCCCGTCGGGAAGTGGATGCGACCAGGTCCGGGCTCCTGGATCTTTTGGAGCCGCGAATAGAGGACCTCTTTCGCGGGTGCGACGCGAATCGGATAGAGCGGCTGCTTCGAGAGCTTCGTGCGCGACGGCCGGTTCGGCCAGATGTTCCCCTGGCCCGGCACTCCCTTGATTCCGAACGTGAACGAGCGGCCGACATCCCCGGCCTGGTATCGAATCCTCGGTCGGACAAACTCGTATGAGGCCTGGGTGAACTGGCCGCCCGTGTCGATGCACGTCGCCCGGAGGTAGAGGTCGGGGCCGACCGCGCTCGGCCAGCTCTGCGACATCCACTCCCAGAGGTGCGACCAAACGTCGGGCGTCCCCGGACTCCCCGGAAGCACAATGTGTGCGAGAACCCAGCACTCTTCTCCGCGGCCCCAGGCGAACGCGGTGGCCTCGATGCGGTCGAGCTGCACGTCGACGCCTGCGGTCAGGACGACCGCGCCGGCCGGGACCAGTTGGACGCCGTCGCGGCGCGGGTATTCCTCGGCCGTTCCCGCGAGGCCCGTCTCGTCGACGGACTCGTATTTTTCGTGCCAGGTCTCCGCGAGAACCGTGTTCGTGAACGCGCGAAGCAGTAGCGGCTTTTGCTTCGCCTTGACGAACTTGTCGGCGAGGTTCGCGAGCGACAGGTTCGACCACGGCGCGTTGAGCGCGTTCAGATGGAACCCCGCGGTGCCCCTCGATTCCTTCGTCGCTTTCCATTGTCCGAGCCGGACCGCCTGGTGCCGCTCTGCCTCGGTCCATTGCGCTCCGCAATGCTCGCAAAAATAGGCGGCGGTATCGGTGAGGTGGTTCCCCTCTTCGTCGCGCTCCCACTGCACCTGGCCCCAAACAAGCTGCTGGCTTTCGCCACAGTGCGGGCACGGCACCAGGTAGACGCGCTGGTCGCTGTCCTCGTAGGCCTTCGCGATTCGGCTGGTTTCCTCTTCGGTCGGCGTCGACGTCAAGACGATTTTCCGATTCGAGAATGTCGCTGTTCGCGCTTCGGCGAGTTCAACGGGGTCGCCCTCCGTTCCGGCGCTCGCGGGGAATCTGTCGACCTCGTCGAGCAGAACGATTCGGATCGGGTCGCCGGCCAGGTTCGCCGGTGAGTTCGCGCCGCCGAGAATCAGCCGCCCGCCGGGATAGCTTTTTTCCAAAATCGTGTTGTTCGAGTCCTTCGTCTTTGGCTCGCGGACCTTGCCCTTTAGACACGGCGTGTCGCGAATCATCGGCGCGAGCCTCACCTTCGAGAACTTCTTCGCGTCGGCCTCGCGCGGCTGGACGATCAAAATCGGGGCCGGGTCTTGGTCGATGTGATAGCCGACCACGTTGGCGATAAGCCCCTCGCTCTTCCCGAGCTGCGCTGCGAACATTAAAACGATCCGCTCGACCTTCGGGTCGTTGAATGCATCCATCGGGCCGCGCAAATACGGGACTCGGTCGGTGCGCCACCGTCCGGGCTCGCTCGCCGTTTCTCGCGAAAGGTAGCGGTTGGCGTCGGCCCACTCCGAAACCCTAAGCCGGGGCGGCGGCCTCAGAAGCCGCAACGCCCCGAGGGCGGCGTGGCGAAGGCCTGGGTGCCCTGGGATCGTGATCGGAGCGGCCGGTGCCGGTGCTGCCATTTGTCTTCGGCTCCTCGAAGTTGACCTGGGTCTCCGCCATCTCGGTCAGGATCTCGGCGACCGCGTCGCGGAGGATCTCGCGGATCTCGTTCAGCCCAGCGGCGTCCTCGACCTGCGGGGCCGCGCGATCCGGCAACGCGACCAGGTGGCCGCGAAGCTGAGCGAGGACCTGGCTCCAGGCCTTCTCGACCGCGTCCGCCGGTATCAAGTCGCCGGCCATCTGCGACGCGGTTCGCTCGTGAATGTCCGCGCGGGCGGTCGTCAGCCGGGTCCGCGCTTCGTGTTCGGTCTCGTGGCCCGTTCCCGACGTGTCCCGCGCCGCCGCAGACTCGCTTCGGTCGCGGAGCCAGCGAATGTATTCCTGCACCGCTGGGTAGAGTTCGTAGCGGCCGCGCGACACCCTGGGAATAATCCCGTCGCGAGCGAGTTGCTGAACCCGACGCTCTGTCAGGTCGAGGAGCTTCGCGAGCGTTTTCCCGGTGATGGTGTTGGTCGCTGCCATACGCCCCCGGCTACGCCTCTTCGCGGTTAGTCAGCTCCGCCTTTTTCCCCGTGAACGCTTCCCACCGCGCCAGGATCACGTCGCAATAGTGCGGGTCTATCTCCATCGCGTAGCAGGTTCGCCCGGTCTGCTCGCAAGCGATGACGCAGGTGCCTGATCCAGTGAACGGCTCCAGAACGTCGCCATCGTGATTGACGATGGCGCGAGTGAATAGCTCGACCGGCTTCTGCGTGGAGTGACCACCGGGCACGTTCTTGTCGAGCGACACTTCCCACATTGTCGATTGCTTCTTGTCGCCGATCCAATGCGCGGTCGAGCCTTTCTTGACCGCGTACCAGCAGGATTCGTGCCGATAGGTGTAGTGTCCGCGCGAGATCGGGAAGTGCGGCTTTTGCCAGATGATTTGATTCCGTATTTCAAACCCTACTCCACCGAGCGCCACGCCAGCTCCGATGCTCAACACCCCTGGCGCGGTCCACTGGTAGATCACATCACACGGAATAATGCCCCAGACCTCAGACCAGTCGGCGCGGTCGTCGTTTTTCACATCGCCCACTCTTGTCGGCGCAAAGTCTAAGGTGCCTTTTTCAGCCGCATCTGCTCTCCAATTCGGATCATACTCAACCCCATACGGTGGATCAGTAATGCAGAGCGCAGGCTTCGCGCCGTCGAGTAGCCGCGCCATGTCGTCTGCACTCGTCGAGTCACCGCAGAGCAACCGATGCCGTCCGAGCGTCCAGAGATCACCAGGCTCGCATCGCTTCTCGACTTGATCGCCTTCGGGTACGGCGTCCGCCTCGGTCTCGCCCTCTTCCAGGGCCTCCAGCAGCCGAGCGAGTTCCTGGTCGTCGAAGCCGAGCGGCTCCATGTCGACCGCCGCCGCGTCGAGTTCGCGCAGCTCGGTGACGAGCAGGTCACGGTCCCAGCCGGAGTCGTCGGCGGTCCGGTTGTCGGCGATCCGGTAGGCCCGCGCCTGGTCCTCGTCCAGCTCCGTCGCCCGGTGAACGGGGACGCGCTCCAGGCCGAGCTGCTTCGCGGCTTCCAGGCGAGTGTGGCCGGCCACGATGACGCCGTCGGCGTCCACGACAATCGGCTGCCGGAAGCCGTAGGCCTCGATGGAGCGCGCGACCTTTCGCACCGCCTTCGCGTTGTCGCGGGGGTTCCGGTAGTACGGCTTTACGTCCCCGATGGGGACCGTTTCGGTTTCCAGAAAGCCTCCGGTTGCTCAAATCGAAATCGCACCAGGGGCCGCATAACGGCCTGTGTGGGGACTTTTTTCCGGGTGGTGTAGCGGGCCATAAAATGCCCCGAAGGCCCGCACGCGGCAACCAGCGAAACGAAGCGCCCCCTTTTGGGGGGGTCACTATTCAAAGCTCGACCCTCGCGCGTAACC